CATTTACTGGTTTAGCAACTGGAACTTATACAATTGGAATTAAAGATGGCGCGGAATGTACTCAAACATACAGTGTAATAGTATCTGGGTTTGATATGATAATAGCATCTGTTTCATCTACTAATCCAACAACATATACAGGAACGGGAACAATAACAGTAAGTGACCCACAAGGCGGGTCTGGTTCAGGATTTGATGATTATCAAGTAAAATTAAATTCTGGATCGTATGAAACATTCTCAACATCGAGTAAACAATATACTGGTTTAGCCGCAGGTAATTATGCAGTTTGGATTAAAGATTCTATAGGTTGTGAGAGAAATGTATCAAATGTTACAATCACAATACCAACAGCACCAACAGCTCAAATAGCATATTCAAATATTAGTTGTTTCGGAGGTTCTAATGGAAGTTATACAATATCTAATCCTAGTGGTGGTAGTGGTAGCGGTTATCAAGTCGCATTTAGTGAAGAAGAATATTTCCCATATTATAATTTACCAAAAACTTTTAGTGGATTAGTTGCAAACACAACTTATACATTTAGAATAAAAGATAGCGCTGGGGCAACAAACGATTTAACACCAGTTCAATTATCACAACCAACACAACAAACCGCATCAATATCTGTGGTCACACAACCAAATTGTGATAGTAGTGGTGTTGTTCAAGTATCTTCGGCGGGGGGGACATTTCCTAAAACATATCAAGTTTATGAAGATAATACCTTCCCTTATAACGACTGTGCAAATGGTACGTTGGTCGCAACATTTACAAATGTTAATGCTGGTGATGCAACTAAAAATGTTACGGATTTAACTGCCGGATATTCATATTGTGTTAAAGTTACTGACGCAAATGGGTGTATTACTACAAGCAGTCAAATAGTTCTGGACGCATGTATAAATTATGATTATTACAATGTTGAAGTTTATAATTGTAGTAATTGTACATTATCTGGAACAGGTGTGGCAAGATTCCCAGCCGGAGCGTTAATTGCAATAAATGAATTTTATGTTTCAGTTAGTGGGCCAGATGGTTATGGATATAAAGTAACTAGTAGCACAAGTGGACCATCATATGTGTATGATTTAACAGATATTTATGGATCATTTAGCACTTGTTTCCAAGTATGTAACGCTTAGAATAAACTATTTATAATAAACAGATATTTATATTAAAAAAGAAAAAAAATGCAAATAACTTTCACATTACAATCGCAATACACCGGCACAGAATATGTTGCGGGACCGTTTAATATATCCGGAACAACAAGCGGAAATGTAACATACGAATTAGCGACAGGGGTAACAAAAAATCAACTAATTAGTGGTTACGAAGTTACTACAGAATATAGTACAATAACCGGAGGAACAATTCAAAGTACAGGAACTTGTACCAATAGCGAACCATGGTTAATTGGGGCGGCCCCAACAACTGTTGATCTACAAGTATATGGTAAAGATTTGGATCTTACACCAGCAAATGCATCAATTTACTACACAATAAATTCGGGTACTGCGGTATATTTAACAACACTTGATCCGTTAACAAATAATTGTTCATTTATTGGTGAAATCACGGGGCTTACATTAAATGATGTTGTTGTAATTGGAACTGACCAAACTTATGCACTCGATGGTGCTCCATCATCAACTTGTCCAGCCAATGCTTCAGGTGATACAACACACACACATACAATTGGTGTAACAAGCGGTCTTGATTATGTTGCAATTACCATAGATTCTAGCAATAATTTATAAAATTAATGATTTTTATATTTTTAAAACCCCTTTATTAAAAGGGGTTTTTTATTTAAATTTTTATTACCGGTATTTATATAGGTATGGGATTACACATTAGAATACATAGTATAAATTGTTCAAACCCTTTTGAACTTTCATACAGGATTGCACCAACACCTGGTGACGAAACTGTTATATCAACTCAGTATACTCAATATGGTAGCGCATATCCCTCAAGTCAAACTAGAAATTATTATAATAACCCAATTATTTTAAGTGGGTCAACATTTGATAATATTTTTTTTGACACAATTTGGATAAAAATACAAGACACCGTAACAGATGGTTACATAATTGAAAATATAAAAATTCATGATGAAACTTATTATGATCCTTGTACACCTGTTTGTGATTTTAGTGGTGGATCAGCGATCGCAGTAACAATTGCGCCAACTCCAACTCCAACTGAAGTAATATATTGTGATTTTACTGGTGGAACAGCAATAGAAACAACATAAAAATAAAAGAATTAATATTTATAAAATATGGCATTCAACGCATTAGTAGATTTAGGGACAGTTGGTGAAGATATAACAGATAGTACGGTTTCGATATCTGGTTGTACAGGTTCATCTTGTGGAAGCGGTTGTTCAAGTTTAGCAACAGCACAAGCCGTATCAGGTTTTCCAAAAACAATAACAGGAATTCCGGATAACGTTGTTAGTTTATTTGTTAAAGTTGATAATGGATTATGTTCGGGTACAACGCAATGTATAAGCGTTACATTTGTTGATGGGCCAACACCTACTCCAACACCTACAGCTACACCAATAGTTCCAACACCAACTCCTACTATAACACCAACAGCTACACCAATAGTTCCAACACCTACTCCTACACCAATAGTTCCAACACCTACTCCTACACCAATAGTTCCAACACCTACTCCTACACCAACAGATACTCCAGTATCTTGCGTTGATAGTGTTTCATTTGATGTTGATAGCGCTGGTGAAATTAGATATGTTACTTGTGAGGGTGTCACCGTATATGAAACTTATGGTATTGGACCACAAGTAATTAATGATTGTATTGAAAATAATTCATTGTTTGCTCTTAGCGCAACAATATCCTTTGTTAGTTACGGAAGCCCTTGTGTGGTACCAACTCCAGTACCAACACCAACACCAACACCAACAGAATTAAGTACATATTATCGATCTAATCCATCATCAACAAACACGGGGCACTGTGATCAAAATCAATTAATGACTGGCCCGATTTATAATTACTCTACCTCAATTCCAGGTATGATATCTACCACAGTATATGACAATTTAGGAGATCCGATTATTGGTAATGACCAATATTATGCGGTTTCTGCAACTAGTGGAGATAATACAAATGATCAACCATATTATGTTATTCAGATTGATAATTTCGGTTCGGTAAATAGTGTTCAATTAATAAGTAGTTGTGGTGGAGGCGGAGCTGAAGCATAAAATTATATTTATAACATATGAGCTTTTTAGATAGTAGTAATTCAGAGTTTTTATCCGCTAGGATAACAAAAAAAGGTAGAAGATCTATCGCTGAAGGTAATTTTGTGGTAAGATATTTCCAAATAGGTGATTCTGAATTTGATTATAATTTCAGTGGTTATACTGGATTAAGTGGTGCCCCACATCAAAGAGTTTTATCACCAATGGACGGTGATCAACACGTTAAATATCCATATCTAGTTAGCTCTGGTGAAACAATTAATTTTGGTAATGCTGTACAACAATCTTTAACGGAAACGATCAAGAACCCAATGGGTCCAGCAGGATTTGTTTCAAATTATAAAGAATATGATGCTGAAGAATGTAGTGGAACCACGGTTGAGTGTTTAGTTAAAGAAATTAATATTTCTGAAATTGATGGTACAAATATATTATCAGTATCAGGAGCAACCGGATATACTGGTTGTGAATTCATTACAATATTGTTTAAAACAAGATTATGTGGACAAGATTATACTTTAACAGGTGAAACACAAAGTTTAGTATATAAAATAATTGACATATCTTCTAATGAAATTGAGTTAGATAGAGCAATGCCAGATCTGTCATCTGAAAGTGGGTATGCTCAAGTTATATGTAATAAATGTAGTTTAGAGTATCCTGAAACACCAACAGGGTCAACAGTCTGTTCTCCAGTTCCAGTTGATAATTTAGATCAACATGACCCATGGTCACTAGAATTAATTTGGACACAAAAACCAGCTGGATTAGATTCAAACGCTTTTCAAGATTCGCTAGATGAACGAATTAGTGGATATACCGGTACTCAATTTGCATCCTTAAAAGAATATCTAGGGTACACGTCAACTGGACAAACATTTACAAATTTTACCGGAGGAACAATTTTAAATTCAACATCTTATGTGAATTCATTTGACGAAATTATTGACGTTAAACCAGAAGATCAAAGATGTATCGCGGTTATTCATTATTCTGAATTAGGGGATATGGTAAATGATTCTGAAAGATTTTTTAAATATGATGATTACATTGCATCTAGTACAACTGATGAATATGAGATAGATGGTGAAGATATTTCAGATGTAGATTATTTTGAAGTTTATATACCTTTTGTATTTTATCATAGAAACACAGGGAGTACAATTGGGGCTAAGTTTGTCATGGGTACAACAGATTACTATGTATCATCAGCAAAGAATAACAAACCAAACACAAATAACGTTAAATTTAGATTCTTATTAGATGAACTAAATAACAGAGTTGGAAAAGTTTTTGTTGACAAAAAAATAATTGTTTTTGATGATCAAGAATTGGTGGCAATGCTTGATTATAGAACAAATAGAAAGTGGACATTACCTGCACCGAGATTTAATACAGTTCCAGTTGATTTACCAACATTTTATGATTTAACTCCAGTTATACAAGAAGATGAGACCGCTTGGGTTACATACATGTTCCAATATACAGGTGATACCGCTAGAAATGGAATGCATTGTAATTATTATGGTAAAATAACAGGTTCAACAGATTCAAATATTGGGTTTAGATTTGATACTGGCGATTTTACATATTTAAGTTCATCATCTTACTTTACGGGATTTACAGCCAATAAATTATTTGCTTTAGTACAAGTAACAGAAACCGGAGACCAACCATCTACAGATCAATGGAAAATGATTGATTTAACGTCACAAATTTCAGGACATACTGTAGGTAATTTAATTCCTGGGAATAAAATGTGCGGTTATCAATTTGTAATTACCGGTGACATGGTAGATGCTGCCGATTACTATGATATTGAAGAGTTTTTAGGGGATCAACCATCATTAAGTGAAACAACTTTACCTCAATTTGGTGACACACAACCATTTCCAGGTTCGGTTAGAATAACTAGAGCAACCGATATAGAGGTTTTAAATTTTATGGTTAGTCTCCCATCAACACAATTCTTACATTCACAAAACCCAACATATGTTACTGGGTTAGATAAAAGAATTACAGAGGTTGCATTATTAAATGATAATAAAGAACCATTGGTTATGGCTAAAACCGCAAAACCAATAATTAGAACCGGAGCTCAAGTTTTTTCAGTAAAATTAGATTTCTAATTTCTATTTACAAATCGGTTTATTTTATTTATTATTTATTTCATGGAAACAAAAATTAAAAGCAAGTCCAAGATATTGGGTCTTGATATTTCAACAAAAACGATTGGTTGGGCTTTGTTTGATTTAACTGGTAAAAATTTATTAGAATTAACACATTTTTCACCTAAGATCAAACCACAGCCAGAAGATAAATTAGAAGAGTTAATTAAAAAAGCCGACGCATTTAAAAAGCGTATAGAAGAATATAAAGACTTCGGTATAGTTAAGGTAATAATTGAAGAACCTTTATTAAATTCAAATAACATTTATACCGTAGGTACTCTTTTACGTTATAATACAATGATTTGTAAGATTGTATATGACACTTTAGGAATTGTTCCAACATTTATTTCGACATATAATGCAAGAAAGTTTGCTTTCCCAGATCTAGTTGGGGATAACGGTAAAAACAAAAATGTTTTGTTCGGTGGATACCCCAAAGACATTGATAAAAAACACGTTATTTGGGAACACGTCAACGCTGTTTGTCCTGAAGTTAAATGGTTATACAATAAAGCAGGTAATTTAAGTAAAGAAAATTATGATATGTCAGATGCAGCTACGGCGGTTATTGGCTATATTAATATGATTAAACAAGGGGATTAAAAAAAAGGCAACTACTTCTTCTTTAAGAAATAGTTTTTATTTATATTTAATTTTAGGCGGGAATGTGGTTATTTTACCACATTTGGTTGGTTCTCCTGGAGGGTGGTGTCTCCAGGAGATTTTTTTTTATCATTTTTTTTTCCTATATTTCGATATGCACACCACAGAAACCGATTTTTCCGCCATAATAGAAATCCTAGAAGACATTTTGGGCGACTATCGTATGCACAATGATGCGAAGGGCCAAATTTCATTCGATTGCCCCGTTTGCTCTCACGAAATCAAGGGTTTAGATGATGGTGATGGTAAAGGGAACCTAGAGGTTAACTACAAATTAGGTGTATACAAGTGCTGGTCATGTGGTGAAACTCATGACACTCATGGCAGTGTATATAAGTTGATAAGAAAATATGGTAATAAAAAGCACATGACGGTTTATGAGCTTTTAATGCCAGAGGATGTGTCAGTTGTAAAAACAAATAAAAAGATTGTTGCATTACCCAAAGAGTTTATATCGTTCTCAAAAATAAGTGTCGGTTTAAAACTAACACATCATTATAAAAGAGCCTCCAACTATCTCAAAAAAAGAAATATCACAACTGAAATATGTGAAAAACATAATATTGGGTTTGCATATGAAGGGCCATATGCCGGTAGAATTATCATACCATCATATGGCGCTAATGGTTATCTAAATTACTTTATTGCAAGATCATATTTTGATAACACAAAAATGAAATATAAAAACCCAGATGTACAAAAGGAAATCATTATTTTCAATGAAAGCCTAATTGATTGGGATGATGAAATTTATTTGGTTGAAGGTGCCTTTGACAGCATTTTCGTACCCAACTCAGTTCCTTTGCTTGGTAAGGTTTTAGCTGAACATCTTTATTCGGTTTTATATGAAAAAGCTAAGCAGATAACAATTGTTTTAGATGGCGATGCTTGGGAAGACGCGGTGAAGTTATTTCATAAAATAAACACCGGTAAATTATTTGGTAAAATATGGGTTGTTAGATTACCTGATGATAAAGATATTGCCGATTTAAAAGGAGATTTTACAAATTTAAAAAAAATACAATTAGATTAACATGGAATTATTATTAGAGTTAAACAAATTTGATCACATCAAATACCATGATGAACCACACCATTATTTTATTAATGGTAATTTGATGACATCAGCAACAACCTTCATTGGTAAATTCAAAAACAAATTTGATAGTGATGGTCAGGCTGAACGTTATGCAAATAAGCATGGCTTAATAAAAGAGGAAGTTTTGGCCGAATGGGACCATAAACGTGACTATAGTACAATAAAAGGTAGTGCCGTTCATGATTATGCCGAAAATCACTGGAATAATAAAATTTTTCCATATGATCCATCGATAGCGGCGAATAGATTTGGTGAAGATATTGTGAAACCAGCCTATGATAAGTGTGTAAAATTATTTGATAAGTTTTACCAAGATAGTCGAGTAAATTTGGTACCTTTAAAAAGTGAATTTGTTATTGGTGATGAAGAATTGGGTATTTGTGGAATGATTGACCAATTGTTCTGGAATAAAAAGACCAATCAAATACAAATTTGGGACTGGAAAACCAACAAAGCCATCAACATGAAGAGTGATTATGGTAACAAATTCAAAAAACCGATTTCACATTTAGATGAATGTGAATTCAACACATATAGTCTACAAACAAGTTTGTATAAGTATATAATCGAAAAGAATACCAACTTAAAAATCGGTGACTTATACTTTGTTTGGTTATTTGAAGGTAATGACAACTATCAAGTTTTCAAATGCAAGGACATGAAAGAAGAAATTGTCACCATGTTAAATTATAAATAAGATGATAAAGAAAATTGTACATATTGCAGACTTACATATCAGAACAATTCAATTGCACGATCTGTATAAAAAACAGTTTGATAAATTGTTGGAAGAGATTCATGAACATTCAGTAACGTGGACATCAGAAGGAATTCAATGGGATGAGATTCGCATAGTTATTGCTGGTGATATCGCTCACCAAAAAATTAATATATCAAATGAACAGTTATTGTTAACAGCCTGGTTACTAAATAAATTAAGTAGCTATGGTAAAGTTGTAATTATACCCGGTAACCACGATTTCTTGGAAAATAATACACAACGTTTAGATAGTATAACACCAGTTGTTGAATTATTGGATAATAAAAATATTGTCTACTATAAAGATTCTGGTGTTTATTCCGATGACAATATTGATTGGGTGGTGTATTCCCTATACCAACACAACGCAAGACCAGATTTTAAAAAAGAGGATGATAAATTTAGAGTTGGATTGTTTCACGGACCAATTCAAGGTATGTCAACAGATTTAGGATTTAAATTTGAAGATGGTTATGATCGTTTAAATTTTGTGGGCTTAGATTTGTTGTTGTGTGGCGATATCCATAAAAGACAAACGTTTACATTACCCGGAGGTGGTGACGCTGTTATGATTGGATCAATGATTCAACAGAATTTTGGTGAAACAGTCAAACATCATGGTTATGGTGTATATGATGTTAAAACAAAAAAATATAGCTTCTTCGATTTAAAAAATGAACAACCATTCATGCACTTCAGAATAAATGATATAAAAGATATTGAGGATGAAAAAGAAACACTTGTTAACGCTGGATGATGAATTTTTGAAATATTGCGAAATAAATCAAGTTGATAATATTGAGTCATTAGCAAAAAAAATATTTCAAAGAGGATTTACCATTGAGAAATATGGTGAAACCCCAACAACAGCAAGAGGTGTTGATAGAGTTGTTGAAAAAGAAGTGATAAAAGAAATCATTAAGGAAGTCCCAGTTGAGAAAATTGTTGAGGTGATTAAAGAAGTACCAATTGAAAAAATTGTTGAGGTTATTAAGGAGGTTCCAGTTGAAGTTAAAGGGAAAACCAAAATAATAACTAAAGAGATTATCAAAGAAGTCCCAATTGAAAAAGTTATGTGGGATGAAAAAAAAGAATCTGAAATGGAGAATTTAAGAACCGAAAATAATACTTTGAAAAAAGAATTAGATAAAATCACAGATACTCTTGAAAAGATGAATAAAGCAAAATATCTTAAGGGTAGTGATTTAAATAACTTATATGGTGAATAAAAAAACAAATATATGGATTTATTAATTTTATGGACATTCATGGGCTATGGGATGTCAACCATTTTGGTTTATGGCTCAATTTTCGATAAACAACGAGCATGGATTAAAAGAAACTCAAAGTTTTTTGGTGATTTAATCGGTTGTATTATGTGCACATCCACTTGGGTTGGATTTTTTATGTCATTATGCCTCGGTGGTTTAGTAATTAAGCTTTTGGATATTCACTGGGCATTGGGAATATTCTTTGACGGTATGTTTACTTGTGGAGCCGTTTGGGCGGTTAACGCGATTATTGAATTTTTTGAAGAAAGCAGATTAAAATAAAAACTATGAACTCATTTATTAAAGTAGAGTGGGAAGACGTTGTTGAAAATTTCACCCCAGAGAGAATCAAGAGGGTTAAAACATATTTTCAAAAAAAGTATGATACAACACATGTGCAAGTCATAACAAAAACGTTAGCATCTAGTAAAGACACTAGATTAAAAACGTTGGAGGTTAGTGATAGCATATTAGACCCGCAGTATCAAAAAGTTCTGATGAAAGATTTCTTATCAGAAAATAAGATCAATGTTTCTTGGGAAATGGTTGATCGATTAGATACACGAGTTAATTCCGAAATTGATAAGAATAAACAGAATACCGTAAGGTATAATAAATGGTTTATTAAGAAAGTTGAATTCTCCAACTTTCTTTCTTTTGGTAAGGATAACTCAATTGTATTCACTGAATTAGACGGCATCACGGTAATCGAATCAACCCCAAGAAACTTTGGTGGCAAATCTACTTCGTCTGTAGACCTATTAATGTTTTTGTTTTTCAATTCAACAACCAAGACAAAAACAAATTCTGAAATTTTTAATAAGTTTACCGAAGATGATGAGGTATCTGTAAAGGGATACTTGACAATTGATGGTGAGGATTATGTAATTTCTAGAACACTGACTAGAAAGAAATCCAAGAGCGGTGAATTTAACGTTAAAAGTGATTTAGAGTTTTACAAACAAAACGAAGATGGTACTCTTGATAATTTAACTGGTGAGCAAAGACGCGAAACCGAAACTTTTATTGCGTCTGCAATAGGTAGTGAAGAAGATTTCTTATCAACCATACTTACCACCGGTTATAATTTAGAAGAATTAATTGAATCCAAACCAACAGCTAGAGGTCAAATTCTTACAAAATTCTTGGGGCTTGAAAGTCTAAAACAAAAAGAAGAAATCTGTAAAGAGATCTACAATGACTGGTCTAAAAAATTAGTCGGTAACACTTATAATGTTGTTCAACTTGAGTCAGATATTGAAACCTTTAAGGAAAACATTTTAGATTCCGAGAATAAAATAAATGAATATGAAACTTCTTTAGTTGGTTACAAGGACAATCTCAAATCGCTAGAGGAAAGGAAAGATTTAATTTTAAGTTTGCGGAGTAATGACATCGATCAAGAACTGATTAAATTGAATCCAACAACATTACAAAGGGATATTGATGAATTAGAACAGAAAAAACTTACCGCTAAATCAAATGCGGATGGTGTGTTGGTTACAGAACCGTCTAAATATTATAATGAGGATGACCATAATGCGTTAAAGGATAGTATGCAAGATGTGTATTCTGGTATTGTTGCGTTTAAACATGTGATTGGTGAAAAAGAAAAATTGGTCAAACAATTAACTGAAGGAACCATTTGCCCAACTTGTAAAAGAGCTTTAGATGATGTGGATCATACGGAAGAAATTGAAAAATTAAAACAAGAAATTCTTGATCTAACCAAACAAAGAGACGATGCACAAAATGAACTAGATAAATTGAAGGTTGGGTCTGCTGAGTTTGAAACATTAAAAACAGAACTAGATAATTACGAGAGAAATAAACTTCGTAAAGAGAGATTCTTATTAGAGATCGAACAAAAAGACCTAGAAATAAGCCAGAAAAAAAATAAACTAGACCAATACGAAAATAGTAGGAAGAAATTAGAAGAAAATCTTAAGATTGATGCTGAGTTGATTACACTTAGAACTAGAATCGAGACCGTTAATGGTGACATTAGAGTTTCTAACACAACTATCGAAAGACTTAAGAATAATATTACTTCTTTGAATGAAAAGATTGGTATTAATAACGATTTGATAAAAAAAATTAAAGCTGAGGAAGAACTCCAAGCCGTATTTAAAATTTATCTATCGGTTTATGGTAAAAATGGTATTTCTAAAACCATTCTTAAGAATATGATACCATTAATCAACCAAGAATTACATCGTTTGTTGGTTGATAGCTGTTACTTTATTCTGGAATTAAACATCAACGAAAGAAATGAGGTTGATTTTATTATGATCGATAGTGAAAGCAGAGTAGTGAAACCACTTAATGCTGGTTCCGGATATGAAAGAACAATCGCATCGCTAGCACTTAGATCAGTTCTAACAAAAATATCGTCATTACCTAAACCAAACATCGTTGTAATGGACGAAGTTTTTGGAAAAATTGCTGATGAAAATCTAGAAATGGTTGGCGAGTTCTTCAAAAAGATTAAAAACTATTTTGAGCATATTTTTGTGATTTCTCATAATCCATTAATCAGAAACTGGTCAGATAATTTGATTATGATTAAGAAAGAAGATAATGTGTCATCAATTGATTACATTTCAACAAAAATTTCTTAGTTTACTTGACTAATGATGGATTCCATGGTATTTATTATCATGGAATGTATTAATGGTTATATATATCTTTTGACAGACACTAGAAATGGTAAACAATATATAGGAAAACACGTCGGAACTAATAAAAATTATTTCTCAGGTGGAATAATACCAAATAAAATTTCAAAAAAATATGGTAAAGAAGTGTTTATCAAAACAATATTAGAAGAAAATATAACTAATGATGAATTATTATCGATTAAAGAAATTTTTTATATAAAAAAATATGACACTTTCAATAATGGTTACAATCTATCAGAAGGTGGTGATGGAGGAAATAGTTGGGCAAACAAAAAAAGTGAAGAAGAAAAAAAAATAATTTCAGATGTAAAGAGAGAAAAAAATAAAAATAGAAAATTTTCTCAAATTACTTTGGATAAAATGAGTAAAGCTAAAAAAGGTATTAAATTAAGTGAAGAACATAAAAATAATATAAGAAAATCACAATCTGGCGAAAATCATCCATGGTTTGGTAGAAAACATAGTGAGGAAACTAAATTAAAAATATCCGAAAAACGAAAAGGTATTAAAAATCAAAAACATTCAGATTTTATGAAAGAAAATAATCCAAGAAATTTGATAATTTCGATAAACGGGGTTATATTTGAATCAATACAAAAAGCTGCAAATTTTTTAAAAATACCGAGGCATATTGTTAAAACGAGATTAAATTCCAATAACCACCCAGATTGGGTAAAACTTAAGAAATTATGACACCAAATGACTACAAAAATTTTCACCTCTACGCAAAAGATCGTGGAATTGGATCATTAAATTTACATTATTATAATCAAAAAATTATCAATGGTTTAACACCGTATGTTTTGGAAGAAAGGCAATTAAATGTTACACAAATTGATGTTTTTTCAAGACTAATGCTAGAACGCATTATCTGGGTTGGTGGTGAAGTTAATGACCAAATGTCAACAATCGTGCAAGCACAATTAATGTTCCTAGATAGTTTGGATTATAACGACATCACCATGCACATTGATTCACCAGGAGGAAGTGTTAAATCTGGATTATCTATGGTTGATGTCATGGATTATATTAATTCAGACATTAGAACCATTAATACAGGAATGGCAGCATCAATGGGGTCAATCCTATTGGGTGCAGGAACTAAAGGTAAAAGAGGATCACTTAGATTCTCACGAACCATGCTTCACCAATCTAGTGGAGGGTTTAGAGGAAATATTCAAGATGCGGAAATTGATATGGTTGAATGGAAAAAACTAAACAACCTTTTATTTGAATTATTGGGTGGTTATTGCAATAAACCGGCCGAACAAGTAATGAAAGATGCGTCTAGAGATCTATGGCTATCCGCCGAAGATGCTCTAGAATACGGTATCATTGATGAAATAGTAAAGAAAAAAAAATAGGTTAATTTTTAGTTATAAAGGGGGAAGTTTTTGACTTCCCTTTTTTTTATCTTTTCCTTATACTTATTATTAGACCTTGTGGTTGAATCGG